ATCAAGGAATGTGTGGGCAATGGTAAACCTTACTTCAAATATCTTGAAAGTATCTTGAGAGATTGGAAGCAAAAAGGCTTAACTACTGTTGAACTGGTAGAGAATAGGCAGAAGCCTACTCGGTCAAATAGTAAGTCGAAGGGTCGCTTGAGATTGTCCGATGATGGATTTGATCCACGGCTTGGATTTTAGGGGGTGCGCATGCAAGTAGTATCAAGCAAAGAATTGCAAGAACGAGCCTTGCAGGTTGAGACGTTGAAGCAACAATGCCCAAAACACGAAGGGGTCTATATGTGGCGGTCGGTCAACCCTTGCACTCGTAACACGCTGAACTATTGTCCTGAATGTGTTCAAGAAACCATCAACCAGAACGCAAGCGAGCAGTTAGCTATTGCTGAAGCTCAAATCAGAGATACGAGATCATATTCTCTCTTTATGAAAGAGAGCATCATCCCAAACGATTTAAAAAATGCGACTGTTGGAAATTTTGAAATCCATACAAATCAGGACGCTGAAGCAGTCAATTTCGCTAAGCGAGTCACGGCTGACTATGTGAAAGAGCGCTACGAAGGGAATACGATTATCTCTGGACCGCCTGGAGTTGGCAAGAGTCATCTGGCAGTTGGAATAGCTAAGACCTTAAACGAGAGCTTTCAAATGCTCCAAGTTCGCAAATCGGTAGTCTATATGCCATCCATGGAGCTGTTCTCTCGAATGCAAGAGGCTTTTCAATACAAGGACTCTAAGTGGGAACAACGCTCAGTCGTGAAATTCCTGCAAAACGTTGACTTCTTGATTTTGGACGACCTGGGCAAAGAGTCAAGTGTTGGGAACGAAATCAGACAAGGCAATAACTGGATGCAGAAAGTCCTGTATCAAATACTTGAAAACAGGACGAATACAATTATCACAACTAATTTTGAAGGTAAGCACCTCAAAGAACTTTACGAGCAAAGTCTCGTTGACAGAATAACGAAAGGAAATATGAAGACGAATGCTTTTAAGTTCAGCAAAGACACAGCTTCGAGACGCTCCTTGTCAGCAACTGACTACTGAGGAACGCAAGCAGGCTATTGAACAGTTTGAAAGCCAATTTTACGGACTATCAACCTTGCTTAAAGAGAGGTTGCTGATTACGACAGACGAACGGTTCACTAATAAGATGAACGAGCTGACGTATTATGCGACGAATGGAAGTGTATATACGACATAAAATAAAAAAAGCACCTGACGGCAATCAGGCGCTCAACAAAATTATTCAAGGAAATTATAACATGAAGAGAAAAAAAGAGCAATGGAAACCAAGAATTATAAACATCATGGCAGATGGTTCTCAAGTTGATGATCTGACAGGATATGTCATCCCTGCTGGTCATTCGTACTATGACATCATTCTAGGAATGAACAAGCAATCTAATGAGGAGGGTGTAGCTTAATGAAATTACTTACTAAGTTAAAACTCAGACTTGAAGTAGTTCTTAAAGCAGTCAACCTTGACTGGCGAGAGGTGGCGGTCGAACTCATGAACGACCTATTTGAGGAGCGCAAGCGTCGCTTTGCTTTCGAGCAAGAAAACTATGACTTGAAGCAGGAGCTTGCTGCCTACAAGTACAAAGAACAAATCGAAAAAGGAGAACAATATGTTTAAAACAATTCGTACAATCAAGAAAATAAAACAACTTCAGAAAGCAATGCACGACGCAAGCGTAGCATTCCTACTTATGCAAGACCTCGGTTTGGTTCCTGATAGCGAAAAAGGAAGAACCAGAGCTAAATCGTTTCATGATGTAAGCCACATGATCAAGGACATCTTAGACGGCAAGTCAGTAGATGAAGCCATGACAAGACTAGAAATCAAAGTGAAAGATGAAGAGGTGGAGCAGGAAGATGACTAGAATTGAACTTGAAAACCGTGTGTGGCTTTTGGCCAATCATGAAGAAAAAAACGAATTGCTGGATCTTGGGTTAACATCCAAGGCCAGATATGTGAAACGAGTTCTGGAACTTGGAAAGGTGTATGCGCATGTTTGATTATGACAGAGATATAATGCAACCGCCTGAGGAACGAGAAGAACTTGACCCAAGCGAGTATGTGGATATCGGATGCGGTAGACGTCGATATGTGGGTGATGAAATATGATCCAGGAACTACTTGCAGAAATCGACAACTGGCGAGCTGAATATATTCATCTTGGCCGATAACTCGGAGAAATTATCAACGAACAACAAGATATTATTTTGAAATTGCAAAACGAAAATAGACGTATAAAACGTGAAAATTGGAATTTGAAGAAGACGAAAGGAAGAAAGAAATGACGTATATACCTTCAAACAAAGGGCAAAGTTATATCAGAATTGAAATGTCTCCGAAACAAAAAGAATTGATTGGAGTTTTAGCTGAACTCGAAGGCTCTACGTCGCAAGACTTGCTGAACAGAGTAGTCGAGCGATTTATCGATAGCAATTTAGGACTTATTGAGGATTATAGAAACAGTTTGGACAACTTGAAGCAAAATGCTAGACGCAGATTGACAATGAAGAATTAAGGAGAAAATAAAATGACTAATAATCAATTATCAACACAACAGGCTAAACGTGACATTTCTGTCAATGCCCTTGACTGGACATTTGAAGACATCAAACGTTACTTTGATCCTCAGAATCTACTTACTGAGAAACAGGTGGGACAAGCTTTGTCACTTATTAAAGGGCGTAACCTAAACCCTTTAGCTAACGAGGTCTACATTGTAGCCTATAAAAACCGCAATGGAGGGACAGAGTTCAGCTTGATTGTCTCTAAAGAGGCTTTCTTGAAACGTGCAGCCCAGAGTAAAAACTATGAGGGATTTGAGGCTGGCGTGGTTGCTGTAGATAAAGATGGCGTTATGCACGAACGCAAAGGGGCTCTTATGCTACCAGGTGATACTTTGGTAGGCGGTTGGGCTAGAGTCTATCGCAAAAATTTCAAAGTACCTGTAGAAATTCAGGTATCTCTTGAAGAATACAACAAGAAACAAAGCACATGGAACAGCATGCCAGCTACTATGATCAGAAAAACAGCCCTAGTTAATGCTCTTAGAGAGGCTTTCCCTGAGGATTTGGGTAACATGTACACCGAGGACGACGGTGGAGAAACATTTGACCGTATCAAAGACGTCACACCTCAAGAGAGCCGTGAGGATGTCATTGCACGCAAGATGGCTCAGATTGAGCAATTTAACAAAGAGCAAGCCCACACAGTTCCTGAACTTACTCAAACTGAGGAGCCAATCCAGGGTGAGCTACTAGATGACAACGAACTTGAATTTTAGAGAGGAGTTAACATGCAAGAATTACAGGTAAAAGTGACACAGGCACAGGTTGAAATCATTGACCGTGAGAAATTTGAGCAGAATATCAATGAGGTTGTAGCCAAGTATCAAAATTACACGGTTACAGCTGCAACCATCAAGGATGACAAGCAGACACTTGCCGATCTACGAAAATTAGACAAGCAGGTCTCTGACGAGCGGATCAGAAATAAGAAAGTCTTATCTGAACCAGCTGACGAGTTTGACAAGTATGTCAAGAATGCCATCCAGCCTCTAAAAGACATCATTACCAAAATTGCTAGTGATGTCAAAGAATTTGAAGAACATCAAAAGGCTGTCAGAATTGACACGGTCAAAGGCTATCTAGCCAACAAATCAGCTGAGTATATGCTGGACCCTCGTCTATTTGATGAAAAGGCCCTTGATTATGTCAAGGCTAGCGATTTCATGGCTGACGGCGTGACGCTTAAAAAAGCCACAATGAAATCACTTGACGACATGGTCACATTTGAATTTCAGAAACAGCAAGAATTTGAAAAGGCTAAGTCAGCTATTTCAGGGTTATGTGCTGAGTACGGCATGACTGACTCACCTTACATTAGACAGCTGAAAGACTTGACTCTTGCTGAGGTCTTTGAACAAATCAAATCTGACTATGAATTTGAAAAGCAAAAGGAAGAACTCAGACAGGCTCAAGAAAGAGCAGAGCGAGCTAGTCAGGAGCTTTTAGCAGCTCAACAAACTAGACAGCAGGAACAAGCTCCAAAATCAACAGAGGCCCCAAATTTTGACCCAGAAACAGGCGAAATCTTGGGCGGTGGGCAAATCCCTCGAAATGAGCCAAACGCTCTTAGAGGGGCTGAAAATGGCCTAAAACGATATACCCAAAAAATGACTTTAGAGGTGTATTTTGTAGATACAGCCGAAAAAGACCGTCTCAAGGCTACTCTTGAACAAGCAGGGTTTAAATTTAAGGAAAACTATCAAGTCAGAGGTTATCAACGTATTGAGCCACTGACTCAGACTGAACTCAATGAACAATGTGGGTGGTAATTATGGACATCAGAAAAATATCTGACAGCGTAGCCATCTACTCAGACGGCAAGAGATTGCAGGTTATCCACAACCTAGGGGATGAGTTCATCTTAGATTTTGAAATTAAAAATCACAAAATCATAAATATTGACGACCTGAGCCCTCGCATTGTGAGTGAGATTACTCCAGTTTTTAAAGTGAGCGGGTACTGCTCACGACGTGGAGAAGACACCCAACGCTTAAAATGGGCTATCCGTCAATTTGAGGACTTTGATGAGTACCTAAACGCCCATCACAGCGAACTGGTAGAGTGGTGGCACAATCCAGGAGGGGAATATGATTAAAACAGTATTTTTATCATCCGACTACCCATCTGACGAGGCGATTGATGATCAAATAAATAGCTGGCTTGCCGAAAATCCAGGCATTAAGTTGATTGACATCAAATTTCAATCAAATGTGTCTGCTGTCGCTGACAGTGGAGTCAGTGCTGAATATTGGCATACATCCGCATTGATTATTTACAAAGTTCCCTCAGAGAACAATATAAGCAGTATCAATTCAAATGGTTTAGGTTTTTTAATCAACTGTGAGAAATGTGGTAGCTTATCAATAATCAAGGCAAAAGATGTAGGCCAAAATGTATGTTATGAATGCAAAGGAGAGAAATGATGAATGATTTTATCAAAGAGATTGGAATGGCTATCCTATGGATGTTTTTAGGGTATCTCTTGGGAGAGCGTAGCACTAGAGGGGACAAATCAGATGATTAACAACGTCACACTGGTTGGGAGGCTTGTAGCGCCTCCTGATCTACGAAAAACGCCTAACAATGTATCTAGCTTGCAGGGCACACTTGCGGTCAATCGCAATTTCAAGAACGAAAATGGAGACCGTAAGGCTGATTTTATCAATTTCCAAGCGTGGAGAGGAACAGCTGACGTCATTGCTCAGTATTGTAGCAAGGGCTCACTTATTGGACTCACAGGGCGCTTACAAGTGAGGTCTTATGAAAAAGACGGTCAGCGTCGATATGTGACCGAAGTAGTCGCTGAGAGTGTAGCTCTGCTAGAGAGTCGCAACAGTCAGCACGGACAAGGGCAAGGCAACAGTTTCCAAAATGGAAATAGCTCACCTTTTGCCGATCCGAACCCGTTTGACCTCCCAGATGACGGCTTGCCGTTTTAGGAGGTATCTATGTCAAAAATTAAAATTCTTGACGCTTGCTGTGGCAGTCGTATGTTTTGGTTTGATAAAAATGAGAGCCATACAACTTTCATGGACATCAGACAAGAAAAATTTGAAATACATGGGAAAAAGGTAAACGTAAACCCTGACGTTGTCGGAGATTTTCGTGATATGCCATTCGATGATGAAACATTTAATCTAGTAGTATTTGATCCGCCACACTTAAAATGGGCAGGTCAAAACTCAATTATGCGATCACAATATGGCCAGCTGGATAAAATTACCTGGTCGGAAGATTTAGCCAAGGGTTTTGAAGAATGTATGAGAGTTCTAAAAATTGGAGGCACACTAGTTTTTAAATGGTCTGATTGTCAGATAAATGTAAAGAAATTACTAGAGGTGATACCATTCAAGCCCTTATTTGGTCAGCAAAGAGGCACAACACACTGGCTAACGTTTGTAAAGTTTGAGGAGGACCAGCATGGAGTGGGCGGATTGGGTGGACTGGGAACCTGAAACCAAAACGGACATCAAGACCAAAATAGAAAATGATGGCTACACTTATCCACACTACGACAAGAAAAACAATGGCGTCAAGTACGTCATTTCTACAATGGACATCAAACGAGACTGTCTAAGGCTTGGGGTACCATTTGAAGATGTGTACCCTTTGCAAACTACACTTTTTTAACAGGAGAAAGAATATGATAACTAAAATCAACGTTCCAAAAACGTCAATCGTAATCGAAATTGAAAATAAAGAAATCACAATCAAAAATATGATTGGATATGATATGAAGATGGTTTTTAGAAACCAGGATGCAGAGCCGTCTTTAGATGAAAATGGGGACGTTTTTGAACCTCTATACTGGCTAGACATTAAGGCTAAACCTGAGGAGGACATAGAATACCATACTAGTTTAGGAGTGAAGAAAGAAAAAAGAAAACTAGCTGAGCTACAAATATTCTTTGAATATATCGAGGCTAACAAACAAAATCTTTTTGATCTCTGTGGAATCAAGGGAGAACTGCAATGAAATCTCTGACATTATCGTTAGACATTTCAACTACTGCGACAGGATGGGCCGTATTTTACGGCTCTGACCTTGTCCATAGTGGTGTCTTAAAACATAAAAGCAAATCGTTCTTTGAACGTGG